TGTTATGAAATAACGAGGGGGTCGGAGACCCGGGTGGGGGGAAAAGGCCGGGGGCTGGGAAAAAACAAAACCCACATCGACAAAATTTTTGCAGTTTTTAAATCGAGGTCGTATTCGGGATAACACGGAGAGAGGGGAAGGGGTCCCTGTTACGAAGTAATGGGGAAGGGGGTATTCCCCTTGACAAAACCGTTTTCGCTCCCGTAGGTCGCATAAAGGAACTTTAGGGGACCAGTAAGCTTTATGCTTTAGGTCGCATACGACACGGAGTGGAGTACTTCAACAAAGAAAAGAAAGAAAAGAAATAATATATAAATATATATATAAATATAAATAATATTATATAAATATAATAATAAATAAATATATTAATAAATATATATATATATAATATTATTTATATAAAGATTATAACACAATTTAAGTAAAAAGTCAATAGGTATACAGGGTGTTTAAAGAATAAATTTAACACTATACAGGGTGTTCTATAAAATTTATCAGATTTTTCTTGACTTTTTCTTAAAAGTAGTGTATAATATTATACATAGAGTATTACTTCGTGTTCAAGAAAAGGAGAATTTAGTCGTGTCACTTTCAGACAGTGAGAAGAAAAAAGCTCTACCTTCTGTGGGAAGGAGAGCAATTGGTGCTAAGAACAAGTCGTGGAGCGATTCGCAGAAACTTGAGGCTGTGACCACATTCCTGATGCTTGGCAACGTACGACTCGTCTCCGCAACCTTGAAAATCCCAGAGTTCACGATCCGCCACTGGATGAAACAACAATGGTGGCAGGACGCCGTAAACGAACTCAAGGTCCAAAACGACCTCCAACTAAGCAACCGACTCAAAAAACTCGTAGACAGGTCTCTGGACGCCTTGGAAGACAGGCTGGAGAATGGTGATTGGATCTACGACCAGAAAACTGGAGAGCTTCGGCGGAAACCTGTGAACATGCGTGACGCACACAAGGTAGCCGTAGACATGATTGACAAGCAGGAATTGATTCGAGAGCGACAAAATAGCCGCCCCACAGGTGTGGAAGTCGGGGACCGTCTCGAACAGCTTGCCAAGATGTTTGCCGAAATCGCCACAAAGAAAATCGACGAAATACAACGACCGGTGGTCAACGTAACAGACGTAGTTTACCAAGAGGGAGAGAACAGCGATGCCATACATGACCGGGGGGAAACGGGATTACAAGCGGGAGTACGAGAAGTACCACTCGAGACCGGACCAGATCAAGAACCGCTCGAAGAGGACGACTGCCCGGAGGCAGGCGAATGCAGCGGGGATCACCAAGAAGGGTGACGGCAAGGACATCGATCACAAGGTTCCTCTTTCCAAGGGCGGAACGAACGACAAGTCCAATCGGCGTGTTGTGAGTGCCGGAACTAACCGCTCCTTTGCCCGAAACAAGGACGGCAGTGTCAAATCTCAAACAAGCAAACGTGAACGAAAACGATGAAACTTACCGCAGAAGTTATGGCGGGGTTCGTAGGATCAGTACTTGCAAAAAACTATGACGACGCCACAGCAACCCCGGACTTCCACAAGGAATGTTGGGAGCTGTGCTGCTCTGACGCAAAACGGGTGGCTATTGCGGCCCCTCGTGCGCATGCTAAAACGACTGGCGTTTCGGTTGCTTACGCTCTAGCCAACATCGTGTTCCGTACCCGACGGTTCATTGTTCTGGTGGCGGATACTGAAGCCCAGTCAATGATGTTCTTAGGCTCGATTAAGCAGGAACTGACCCACAACCAGGACTTGAAGGAAATGTTTGGCCTGAAGTTGGATGAGAACGGCGACACGGTGTTCGTTAAGGACACTGCTTCTGACATCATCGTAGCCTTTGAGGACGGCCACACAGCCCGTGTTATGGCTAAGGGTGCTGGACAAGCCCTTCGGGGGATGAACTGGAATGGGGTGCGTCCGGATCTGGTGATCTGCGACGATATGGAGAATGACGAGCAGGTGATGAACAAGGAACGCCGCGAAAAACTGCGTAACTGGTTCGTCTCAGCATTGCTCCCCATGATGTCCGCAAAAGGCATTATTCGAGTGGTTGGCACGATTCTGCATACCGACTCGTTGCTTGAGAACTTGATGCCCGAGGCAATCCATAAAACGATTCGTCAGGGAAGCAAACGGGTTAACTACCTTGTGGATACCGGATTGCGGGTGTCCATTGAGGGGTATCGGTGGCCTCTACCATGGCATTCGGTACGGTATCGAGCCCACACGCCAGACTTCAGCCAGATCCTGTGGCCTGAAAAGTACTCAGCTCAGTACTTCCAAGAGATTTACAACACCAACGTGACTATGGGTACCCCGGACAAATATGCCCAGGAATACCTCAACACTCCGTTGGACGAGGCTAGTACCTACTTTAAGCGCCAAGATCTCCTGCCACGAACCGAAGCAGATCGCAAGAAGAAGTTGACCTATTACATCACGGCCGACTTAGCCATCTCTGAAGGAGAGCGTGCTGACTACTCGGTGTTTGTTGTTGGCGGTATGGATGAAAACCGGATATTGCACATAGTTCACATCGAACGGGCTCGTCTGGATGCTCGGGAAATTGTGGATACGATTATCGGACTCCAACGGCACTATGAGCCTGTGGCGTTTGGTATCGAAGAAATGCAGGTCTCCAAGTCCATCGGACCCTTCCTGCGGGAAGAAATGATTAAGATGAACACCTTTCCGAACCTGATTAAGCTGAAGCACGGAGGCAAGGACAAACAGCTTCGTGCCCGCTCTATCCAGGCGCGTATGCGTGCCCAGGGTGTGAAATTTGAGAAGGATTCGGATTGGTATCCGGAGTTTGAAGACGAAATAATGATCTTTCCTCGTGGAAAACATGACGACCAGGTGGACGCATTCGCATATTTGGGGATGCTTCTGGACGTGATGGTTGAAGCTCCTACACAACAGGAGCAAGAGGAAGAGGAGTACGAAGAGGAGATGAGATCCTCGGGCTACTCTAACCAAGGACGGTCACTCTCTACGGGGTATTAATGGCAATTGATTTCATGGGCGCTGGCGGAAGCCCTATGCAAGGAGACGTACAACAGCAAATGGGGGCTGTTGATCCCACCGCCCTCAACCAAATTCCCCATATTCCGACCCCAGAGCCGGAAATAGAGCAGCCCATTGAGCAGTATACTCCCAAAGATGAGTTGCGAAAGTACATTGAAACAGTAAACATTGCCGAGAATCTGGATGAAAGGGTGCTGACGGAAATTGGTCACGATGCTTTCGCTGGTTACGAGGCAGACAAAGCTTCTCGCGCGATGTGGGAACAATGTGTCGACGACTGGATTAAGTTGGCAGCCCAGGTAAGGGAGCAGAAAATGTATCCCTGGCCCAACGCCAGCAACGTCAAGTACCCGTTGGTATCCATCGCGTCGATGCAGTTTGCTGCTCGGGCTTATCCTACTCTGGTCCCGTCTGACAAGAAGATTGTCAAGACCCAGGTAATTGGGAAAGACCCAGACGGTAAGAAGAAAGAGCGCGCTGATCGCGTGTCCACCTACATGTCTTACCAGATCTTTCATGAGATGGACGGCTGGGAAGAGGGGATGGACAAGCTCCTGAATATGGTGCCTGTGGTTGGTACGATGTTCAAGAAGACGTTCTTTGATCCGGTCAAGGGCAAGAACTGCTCGTATATCATCCAGCCCAAGAATCTGGTAACGAACTACTGGATTAGCTGCCTAGAGGAGTGTGAGCGCGTCTCTGAGATTATCGAGATGTCTCCCCGCAAGGTCAAGGAAAAGCAACTTGCGGGTGTGTTCTTAGATGTGGAGCTGGGTCCTCCTACGATACCTAACGAGGACACACTGCACACTGAGGTTACCGGAATGCTCCGACCCCAGGTGGCAGACGATACGACGCCGTATACATTGATTGAGCAGCACACGTTCCTGGACCTGAATGGCGACGGTTACAAGGAACCGTATGTTGTGACGTTTGAATTGGGTAGCCGAAAGGTTCTCCGCATCTCTGCCCGCTTCGATGATCGTGGTATCCACACGAACGACGAGGGCAAGGTGATCCGGATCGATCCGATCTGCTACTACACGAAGTACGGATTCATCCCGAATCCTGATGGTAGTTTTTATGACATCGGTTTTGGTCACCTACTTGGTCCCATTAACGAGTCTGTAAACACTCTCATCAACCAGCTCATCGACTCTGGTACGCTGAACAACCTCCAAGGAGGTTTCATCGGAAAGGGCCTACGGCTGAAGATGGGCGAGACCCGAATGGAACCAGGTGAGTGGAAGGCAGTGAATGCTACGGGAGACGACCTGCGTAAACAGATCGTTCCGTTGCCCACTAAAGAGCCCAGCAATGTGCTGTTCCAGCTTATGGGAGCACTGGTCACTTCCGGTAAGGAATTGGCCTCTGTGGCGGAAATCTTTGTGGGTAAGATGCCTGGACAAAACACTCCGGCCACGACCACGATGGCTACCATCGAACAGGGTATGAAGGTATTTACCGCAATTTACAAGCGTATTTACCGCTCCCTGGAAGAAGAGTTCAAGAAGCTCTTCCGCTTGAACGAGGTGTACCTCGATCCGCAGACCTACATAGAAGTGCTCGACGCTCCTATCGGTCCGGAAGACTTTAACACCGAAGACTACCAGATCTGCCCTGCGGCCGATCCTACGGCAGTCAGTCAGACGGAAAAGCTCATTAAAGCTCAAGCACTGTTGGAGTTGTTGCCAATAGGCACCATCGATCCCTTGAAGGTTACGATGCGTGTTCTTGAGGCGATGGAGCAACCCAACTGGCAGGATCTGATCAGCCCCTCTGCAGGACAGCCCCAAGAAGGAGGAGATCCAGCAGCTGAAGCTAAACAGATGGAACTGATGCTTAAACAGCAAGTTGAGCAGCAGAAGATGGAATTGAAGGCTCAAGAGCAGGCATTCAAATCCGAACTGGCAATGCGAGACCAAATCTTTAAGCAGCAGATGGAAGAATACAAGATTGCGAAGGAAGCGGAGCTAAAAGAGCGCATCGCTATGGCAGAGTTCCAACGCAATGTTCACCAAGATAATTACAGACTGGCGCGAGAGCAACAGCGTCATGCAGTTCAGCTTCGTCAAAGTGAGGAAGCGCATAAGCAGAAAGTAAATCAGGCTAAGGAGCAACCAAAATCGCAAGCAAGGAAGAACTCAGGCTCTGGAAAGAGCACCCGATAACAGTAGAGGTACTTCGGGAGATTCAGAGAATAGCGGCACAAGTTACTGAAGAACTTGTCAATACGGCCGGTATAGATCCGATACTGGACAGTTACCGCCGTGGTGCAATTGCCGCTTATCGAGATTTTCTTAACATAGAAATGGAGGAAAGTTCCCAATGATTATTCCGTGTGGTCATCGCCTTACTGTCAAGCCCCTGGCGCTTGAAGACGTATATGACGAATATAAGCGGGCAGCGAAGAGCGGTCTGATTATTCCTGACACCAAAGATCGACAGCGTGAGCAGATGTCTGTGGATCAGGGTGTTGTCATAGAAATCGGCCCTTCGGCTTTTAAAGATTTTGGTACCGATGCGTGGTGCCAAGTGGGCGATACTATTGCTTATGCACGACATGCCGGGAAATTTATCAAAGACCCGGACACCGACAAAGACGTGTTGGTGATTAATGACGAAGACGTTGTTGCAATTATCAAGAAAGGAGCCTAAAGAATGGCAGACGAAATTCAACCGGATCTCCCAGAAGTGGAGGTAGTTTCTCAAGAACCTACAGAACGTGAGTATTCTCCGATTGAGAAGAAAGCGATGGAGATGGGGTGGAAGCCCCTGGAAGAGTTTGACGGCGACCCCGCCGAGTTCCGTTCCGCTGAAACCTTTGTAGCTCTTGCTCCGCTGTACGAGAAGATTTCTCAGACCGGCAAAGAGAACAAGCGCCTCAAGGAAGCCATGCAGCACATGGCCAGTATGTTCGACAAGATCAAGGAACAGAGCTACCAACAAGCCCTCAAAACTCTGCGTGAGGAACGCAAAGCTGCCCTTCAAGAAGGCGACATTGATCGCGTTGACCTGATTGAACAACAAATTGATAATGTCAAGGAACAGCAACAGCTTGCCAAAGAGCAGGCACCTGTGCTGGATCTTGATGACAGCCGATCTAGTCCGGTGCATCCGCAGTTCCAACAATTCTTGGAGCGGAATCGCTGGTACCAAAGCGATGAAGACATGACCGCCTGGGCAGATGCCCGTGGTGTCAAACTGGCCCAACAAGGTAAAGATCGGAACGAAGTTTTGGAAATCCTTGAGAAGGAAGTCAAGAAAGTGTTCCCACACAAGTTCACTAATCCGAACCGGGAACGTGCTTCCGCAGTGGAAGGTGGAGATAACACAAAAACCTCCAATAGTAAGCAGAAGGTGTTGCTATCTGAAGATGAACGTCGGATCATGAAAACCATTGTCCGTAGTGGCGTTATGACGGAAGCTGAATACCTTGCGCAGTATGCGAAAGTTCGATAAAGGAAAAATAATGGCACAAGAAAAAGAAACTATTTCGCGCCGACCGAGTGGTCGTCCTGAGCGTACTCCTGTGGGTCTTCGTCAACGCCTTGCGGTGAAGAACAAAGATCCCAATTACGTTTATCGAATCGTGAATGACGTAGACGACCGTGTAGCAATCTTCCAAGAAGCGGGCTATGAGGTAGTCACGTCCGGTAATGAAACTATTGGCGATTCTCGTGTTAGCGTAGCCTCCCAAGAAGGATCTGTAAAAAGCAAACCTGTGGGGAATGGCATTCGTGGTGTCCTCATGCGCATCCGTAAGGAATTCTATGAGGAAGATCAGTTGGCAAAACAACGACTGATTTCCGAACGTGAAGCGGGTCTTCGTCCTGACAAATCTAACGGACAATATGGCGAAATTCGTAGAGAATGGAAGTAATTTTTCCGCGAACTTTGCCATCGTTTAACAACTTATGGAGATTAACTAATGGCAAACGTTTCGCGCATTAACGGCTTTAAGCCGGCGAAAACTGGCCTTGGTGCCCCCTGGAATGGTCAACTCACGAAGTACTACGTGACCGCTGGTGACACTACGGCAATCTTTGTTGGGGATCTGGTTTCCCTGAACGGCCAATCTGACGCCAACGGCATCCGTGCTGTGACCAAGACTCCTGTGGGCGGTGCTGCCGTCGGCGCAGTGGTTCAGGTGGAATACGATATGGCCGATCTGAATACTCCCCAATATCGTCCGGCCTCGACCGCCAAGTATGTGTATGTAGCTGATGATCCGAATACGATCTATGAAGCCCAAATCTCTGGCGCTTCCCCCACTGCCACGATGGTTGGTCAAAACGCCAATCACATCGACTCTGGTGGTTCTACGATCACGGGCGTGTCCGGCGAACAAGTGGATTCTACCACTGTCGGTACGACTGCTACGCTGACCCTCAAGATTTTGGATTATGTCCAAAGTCCGGAGAACGAAGTTGGCCAATATGCCAAGGTCCGCGTCAAGATCAATAACCATCAGCTTGCCGGTGGTACTGGCACGTTGGGTGTCTAATAGGAGAATAGAATGTCTGGTATCATCACTAGCGCAAGTTTTGCAAAGGCCCTTTGGCCTGGTATTAACGCATGGTGGGGTAAAGCCTACAATGAATATCCGGTAGAGTACACGAAGTTGTTCGACACCTACAAGTCTCGCCGGGCGTTTGAAGAAGATGTCGGTATCACCTCGTTCGGTCTGGCGCAGATCAAACCGGAAGGTGGCGGCATCGCGTACGATTCGGAGAACCAAACCTGGACCACCCGTTACCAACACGTCGTGTATGCCCTTGGTTTTATCATCACCAAGGAAATTATCGACGACGATCTGTATGACGTAGTTGGTGAACGGCGTGCTCGCGGGCTGGCCTTCTCGATGCGACAAACCAAGGAAGTCATCGGTGCCAACGTATACAACCGGGCCTTTAACAGCGCGTTTGTCGGCGGTGACGGTGTTTCCCTGTTGAACGCGGCTCACCCGAACTACGCTGGAGGCACGTTCAGCAACGTTCTGGCCACGGCCTCGGACCTGTCCGAAGCTGCTCTGGAACAAGCGTGGATCGACATCTCGCTGCTCCGCAATGATCGTGGTCTGCTGATCGCGGTTCAGCCGGAAAGTCTGATCATCCCCCCGCAACTCAAGTTCGAGGCGGATCGTATCCTGAAGTCCACCGGCCGTCCCGGCACTGACACGAACGACATCAACGCTATCCGTCAGGAAGGTCTCTTCCCCGGTGGTGTGCATGTCAACCACTTCCTTACCGACCCGGATGCGTGGTTCATCCGTACCAACGTGAAGGACGGTATGAAGTACTTCGAGCGTCAACCGGATACGTTCGACATGGACAATGACTTCGACACGTCGAATGCTAAATACAAGGCGCAAGGGCGTTATTCGTTTGGCTGGACAGATCCTCGTGCTCTGTTCGGTTCTCCCGGAGCCTAATTAACCAAAAGGGGGCTTCGGTCCCCTTTTCTTTTGTTCGGACCAAATGGAAATAGAAGCTGATCTGAGTAGATACAAATATGTGTTCGCCATTCCTGCCTACGACGGTAAGGTGAACTTAGAGACAATGCGCAGCATGATTGAAACCACTAACCGCCTGTCTGCAATGGGGGTGAAGTGGGGCATGTTGTCTCTGAAGGGATGTGCCTTGGCGGACGCCGCTCGTAATGACCTGGCACACCAATTCCTAACACAAACCGACGGAGATGTTCTTGTTTTTATAGACTCGGATATGTCGTGGGAATGGTCCTCTATGGAGCGCCTTCTAGTGTGGGCCACAGTGTACCCGGTCGTGTCTGGTGTATATTGCGGACGTATGGAGCCCCCCACTTTTATGGTCAACGTCAAGCCCGGAGGGTTTAACGAGCACGGGCTGCTGTCCCATGAAGGCTGTGGCCTGGGTTTTACTGCCATACATCGGAAGGTGTTCGAGAAAATAGAAGTTCCGGAGTATACCAACAAAAAATATCCCGAAAAGATGCAACAGTTCTTTGCTACCGGAGTATTCGATGGGCGGTATATTGGGGAAGATATCTACTTCTTTAGGCAATGCCTTAAAGCCGGATTTCAGCCTATGGCAGATCCCGGGATCGAGCTTATCCATCATGGAACAAAAGATTACAACTACCAATTTAAAGATACGTTTTAAGGTTATTTAGGAGATAACACATGGGTTTCAAGCAAGTTGATTTCGCGCCCCTGCAACCGCCGTCGGTCCTTACTCCGACTGGCAAGTCGCACCTGGTTAAGGTGTTCACGGTGTCTCGTACGGACACGGCTCCCTCTGTAAAGGCGGTGCTTCCGGCACAAGCGTCGATCATAAATATTTACCACTATGGCGGCACGGCCTCTGATGCGGGTACCTCTGCTGATGTGGATATTACGGTGTCGAACAACGCCGGCACGGTTTCTACTGGAACTGTGGATATGGTCGCTGATGGAGGTGTGACGGAGATTGTTCAGATGTCAGGGCTTCCCAACGTAGATCCGACTCCGAATGCCGGGGATTTGAAAATTTCTGCTGTCTATTCGGAAACGGGTACAGCTAGCTCTACTGGCGGTCCTTGGAAGTTTTCGATTGAGTACGTAGCCTAATAAGGGGGCGGATATGTCTGGAATGGTTTATATCCGCCCGTTTGGGCAAGTCGGTAATACGGTCAATGTTGCTGTCACTACGGCAGGCACTGATCGTGTTGCCGTTACTCGTTCGAGAATGGGCACTCAATCTGTCCGTATTGTTAATGCTGGAACTGAGACGATCTTTCTTCAGTTCGGTAAAGATAATACGGTGACTGCTAACACTACAACCGGGATGCCGATGTTGGGCAATACTGTGGAAACTTTTCTACTGCCAAACGATATTACGCACATAGCCGCAGTAGCGGCAGGTGCGGGTAGTACGATGTACGTAACGACAGGAGAATCGGCATGACGCTTCGTGCAGTGGCTGGTGTTTCTGGCGGATCTGGTCCGATTACGGAGCCCTTAGTACTGGCATCATATGCTGTCGCCGATTTGCCCGATCCGGCAGAATATGTGGGTGGACTTATTTTTGTCTCTGACGCCGTGCCCGATCCGGCTATAGCCTTTTCCAACGGCACTCAGTGGATTTACTTATCAGTGACCACCCCGTAACTTAACGGAGAAAAGACATGTCTAGCGGAACATACTTTCTGAAAGGGTCGTGGAATGTCTTGTGTGACCGCTGCGGCTTTAGGTTTAAGGCTGACGAGATCCGAAAAGAATGGACCGGAGAGTTGGTGTGTTCCAAGTGCTACGAAACACGACATCCGCAGGACTTTTTGCGATCTGTTCCAGATAACCAAACAGTTCCGTATATGCGTCCTTATGGGCAAGATGTTTTTGTGTCCCCTACATATGCTGGTGGACTTAGCACGATAAATTCTGCACCTATAAACGGGTTTTTAATTAATGGCTAAACAACTTTTTGCGAATAACGCTTCGACCACAGTTGCGGAATTCCTGTCGCCTACCAGCACCACTATCCGAGTTGCCTCTAGTGGTGGGTTTCCGAATCCGACCAACGGGGATTGGTTTCTTGCTACTATAGTCGGCCTAGGCGTTGTTGAGATTATCAAGGTTACGGCTGTCAACGGTAATGTGTGGACGGTCCAACGTGGGCAAGAGGGCACCCCTGCCCGTAGCTGGTTACTAGGAGCAACCATTGAGTGTCGAGTGACTGCCGGCACTTTGGATGATCTCCAGTCAATAGAGCCGGTCACCAGCATCGCGGCGCTTCAAGCCTTAGCTCCCCCCAAGAGGAAAACCGTGGTGTACGTCGAGGGCTACTACACTCCTGGCGATGGCGGCGGTGGCGCGTTCTATATAACGGATAATGATCCCGGCTACGTCAACAATGGTACCTCATTCGCGCTAGGTGACAAGTGGGCTGTCCGCATCCTACAAGGATATATAACACCAGCCATGTTCGGTGTCAGAGGAGATGATAGCGACGAAACGACAAGGATGCAGGAAGCCCTCAACTTTTCTGCGTTCTCTTCTTCTAAGTTTGTTGTTTCAAAGCCAGCAGTTCGCTATAGAACTGGGTCTGTCTTCGTCCCATCAAACTGCGTTATTGAGTTTGAACCGAACGTAGTATGGCGAGCAGTAGACAATTTGGGGGTCAATGACAGGTTGTTGTGCGTGCACGACGTTAATAACGTTGTTATCTATGGCAACAACTCTACGCTTGACATGAATAAGGCAGCATACCCATCTGGCGAGCAGCGGCATTGCCTCGACATACGTGGCTCGACTAATGTGGCGGTTTACAACCTGAACACAAACGATAGCGGTGGCGATGGGTTTTATATAGGCAGATCGCTAACCGGAGGTCTGGCGTACAGCAAGAACATAACAATTATCGGGGTCAACTCCAACAACAACCGACGACAAGGCGCTAGCGTTACAAGCGCTGAAAATCTGTTGATTTCGTCGTGCAGGCTATCCAGCACTTCCGGAACGAACCCGCAGTCTGGTCTTGATTTCGAGCCGAACCAAGCATCTGACGTGCTCAGAAACATACTCGTCATGAACTGTGAGTTCCTTAACAATTCTGGCACAGGAACTGAGGTTATGTTAAAGGACATAACCTCTGCATCTTCCCCCGTGTCAATCACGTACATGGATTGTCGGGCGCAGGGCAATACTTTTGGGTTCCAGGTAAAATATATACAAAGTGGTTCTCTTGGAAAGGTTTCGTTCATCCGATGCCAGACTTATGAAAACAAGCTGGCCGGGTTCCATGACCTAGCTAACTCTTCCTCTGGAATTGTTCGGGATTACATTTCTTGCGAGTCTATAAACGACAACTCGAACAACGGGTCTTTAGCCTTTTATAGTTCTTACCTGCTAGAGGCGCTCGCATCGGAACTGCGAGGCACAATCGGTAGCGCTAACTATCGCTGGTGCAAGGCCATTGATACACGCGGCAGCACCAATATGAGGCGCGGTTTTGCAAGCCGAGAAAACGGAACAGCCGATGTTGTTACAAACTTGATATACGAAGATTGTACGGTCCAAGGATACGACGTGTCTCTTGGTTCAGAGTTCGAACACGCGTCGTCCATAACCAACCTCAGCGTCATTAATAGCAATCAGATTGTTCGAGCAGTTTCTGGGTCTTCTGCCGCCTCTACTAGATATGCTGGACAGATATATACAAACGCAGGATCAGGAAGTACTGCAACTAACCTGACGCTTCCCTCCGCTGCTAGAACTGGCGTAGAGTTCACGTTCGTTTATGGGTTAAATGCTTCAAATAACTTCACCATACGAGCTGCTGCGGCAGATAGAATCGTCCCCCTATCATCCGCAGATGGAGGGGCGATACGTGCTACGTCTAGAGGTGCGAGAGTGGTGATGCGTGCTGTGGGAGATAATACCTGGCAGGTTATCTCCTCTGTTGGGTCGTGGACAGATGTGCCCTAGTTATAACTTCTTTTAATGGAGAGATAAATGCTTCCAGTAGTTCTTGGTACGCTAATCTCCAAGGGTCTGGATATCATAAACAAGTATGTCCCCGATCCGGAGGCGGCTGCCAAAGCACAGCTCGAACTGATGAAGTTGCAACAATCTTCGGAGTTCAAGCAACTTGAAGTAGAGTTGCAAGAGAAGCAGATGCAGGCCGATATAAATAAAGTGGAAGCCACCAGCGATCATATGTTTGTCGCTGGTTGGCGACCCTTTGTTGGCTGGATCTGTGGAGGCGCTTTGGCGATACAGTTTTTGATTTTTCCTCTAGCCGCTATGGTGTCTAGTGGCTTCTTTGGAGTAACTTTGATTTATCCAACCTTGCCAACAGAAATGTTTGCAACACTGCTGTTTGGTATGCTTGGGATCGGTGGCATGAGATCTTGGGAAAAGGTCAAGGGGATTAAAAATGGCGGAGCATGATTATGGATTTAATTTGGATTGTTCAAACCCTCACCACCATTGGTGTTGGGGTAATGGGGTGGTTTATGCGTACACTTTACAACGAGAATCGTGATCTACGAGCAGTTGTCCAAGACACTCGTGAGAAGTATGTACAAAAAGACGACCTCAAAGAACTAAAGCAAGAACTAAATAACCGTTTTGACAAGTTAGAAAATCTAATTCAATTTTCGACCACGAGGGATAAGTAACTATGGCAACGAGCGGAACAACCACCTTCGACGCAAACCGAGACCAGATCATTACTTCCGCTCTGCGAAAAGTTCAGGCCATCGCAGAAGGGGAAACTGCCAGTCCTGAGCAAATCAACAATGGCACGTTTGTGCTGAACACCCTCATCAAGGCTTTCCATGCAGATGGCATGCCGTTGTGGGCCATAGAAGATCTGGCTATTCCCTGCTCCGCCTTTACTAACGGCGTATTGTCTATTGGTATAGGACAAACACTTAACATCCCGGCTCCGCTAAAAGTGATCAACGCTTTTAATAGGGATCTGAATACCTATACGCCCACGGGGGGTTATGTGGACATTCCGATGATTCTGTTGACGCACGATGACTATAACTGGCTCTCCGCGAAGCAGAATACAGGAACTCCGATACAGTACTGGTATGAGCCTATGAATCAATATGGTCGGCTGCACTTGTGGCCTATCCCAGACTCATATGCTATTGCCAACCGGGAGATCCATATTACCTATCAGCGTCCATTTGAAGATGTTGGAGATAGCACGGACACTTTAGATTTCCCTCAATGCTGGAACGACGCGCTCATTATGGCCTTAGCAGTGCGGCTGGCTCCTGAGTATGGCCTGCCTCCCAATGACCGTCAGATTTTGCGACAAGAGGCTAAGGAAGCTAAGGATTATGCCCTGTCGTTTGGAACCGAAGAGGGTAGTCTACGCATAGCGCCTGATTGGAGTCGTATGGGGATGAAGTAATGGCTTATACAAACACACCACAATTTAGTACGTATCAGAACAAGCGCATTGCGTTCATTCAGAACGAGAACCTGCGCAATGCTACAACGAATCGTGATGTCCATCTTATTAATGTGTTCGGCGAAGCAATTGAAACTGACACCACTAAGCAGAAGTTCATTACGATTCGTTCTCGTGGCGGTCTCGAAGAAACGATTCCTTTCGGAGGGACTAAGGCCCCCCGGGGATTCTTTGAGCGTCACTGGAAGGGCAATTGGTACTATGTTGTGGACGATGAACTGCACAAGTACGACGGGAATACCGAT